GTAGATGCCGTCTCACAAACTATCCTCGACTCCATGCCCCTCGTCGGACTCGACTTCAAGCTCAACGTTCCGCTCGCGGCGGAAGTCCAGCAAGGCCGAAGCTGGGCCGATTGCCACTGAACTAGAGCTTCGTATTGACGCTGACTTCTACGCCTATCGCACCTGCCAGGCAAACGAGGAGGAACTGGATTGGGGGGATGATCTGATCACCATCGCATCCAACTTCAAGCAAGTCATCAAGCAGTTCAAGTCTGAGATCGACGCCCTCAAGGCACGGTTCGACACAGACAACGTTACCCTCTACTTCTCAGACTCAGTAAATTACCGGAAAAAAATTGATGCCGAATACAAGGGCAAGCGTACCAAACGTAAGCCTGTTGGTTACAAAAAGCTTCTGGAGTGGTGTGCAGATAACTACCGCACCATCAGGGTCAAGAACGTAGAGGCTGACGATGCCCTTGGTATGGACTGCCACCTCTCCTGTGAGGAGTTTGTGTTGGTCAGTCCCGATAAGGACATGAAGCAGCTCTCCTGTCTCCACTACAACGGTGAGGAGGAGTTCTATGTGTCCCCAGCAGAAGCTGATCTCTTCTTCTGGCAGCAGTGTCTGACCGGCGATCCGGTGGACGGTTACAAAGGTGTCCCAGGTGTTGGTGCAGTTGGGGCCAAGAAGATCTTAGACAAGGTGAAGGACGGCAACTACTGGCCTGCTGTCCTGGCTGCCTACGAAAAAGCCGGTCTCACAGAGGAGGATGCCGTCCGTAACGCACGGTTGGCTCGTATCCTGAGGCCTGGTGAGTACAACTCCACCACTCAGGAACCGATCCTATGGAACCCCTCTACATCTGCCTTTGGGTAACGTGCCTCACGTTGCTCTTGATCATTCTGGAGCCCTTGCTGCCCCAGGCGGTCGATCTCATGCTACAGTCGTATTGGCTGTGGGCCCGTTCCACCATCACCAAACTCAAGCTCTATGTTCCCCTCGCCATACAAAGACGCTCATTCCAAAATGATGCCGTGGGAAGACTACTGCGAGCAGTGGACCTCTGGCGTATCCGAAACAACCCCGCCTTCAAAGAGTTCTTCGACAACGACCACCCCCATGAGTAAGTACGATCCTGACCACTACAAGCGTGGCAACATCGAAGTGTGGGATGCCATTGCTGATTGGAAGCTGGATTACTTTGCGGGCAACGTAGTCAAGTACATTGCTCGTGCCGGCCACAAACGTCATGAGGAGGAGATTGACGATCTGCTGAAGGCCAAGGCCTACATCGAAAAGAAGATCAAACTGGTTTCTCAATCTCGTACTGTCTGATAGAACTCTCCATCCTGTTGTTTCCACTTCTGCTGTTTCTTCTGTGGTGAACCAACCCCTTCTTGAACAAGCCCAGATGTTCCGTGAGTGCATGGGACAGCCTATGGGTGTCAACACCATCCAAGTCCTTAAGCTACAGGAAGACCTCATCCGTGAGGAGTTCCGTGAGTTCCTGGCGTTAGACAACACCAATGAGAACAAGCTTAAGGAACTGGCTGACCTAGTGTTCGTCTGCTACCAGTATGCAGCTGCTCGTGGGTGGGACTTGGATGAGGCGATGCGCCGCGTCTTTGATTCCAACATGAGTAAGTTGGTCGATGGCAAGCCGGTGCGACGAGCTGATGGTAAAATCATGAAGGGACCACACTACCAACCACCTGATCTTTCGGACCTCGTTTGATTCCACTTCCTATTACCGCTTAACATTTACTCCACAATGACCTCTTCGCTTATTGCCCGTACTGGGCGTGTTCAAAGCTGGATTGATGACCCACAATCGAGGCTTCCTGTCAGTTGTACGGTCTTCGTTGTTGAAGACAGTATGGAAGGTCCAAACGGTATTGAGGCTAGCTGGCGCTTTGTTTCTCATGCCCTCCGTAATGGGGCTGGCTGCGCTGTACATCTCTCTAAGCTCCGCCCTCGTGGTGACGAGAATGGTAGAGGCCTTACTGCGAGCGGGCCGGTATCGTTTGCCCGAATATACTCCGCCCTTAACGAAACCCTCCGTCGAGGCGGTGTCTACAAAAACGGAGCGGTAGTAATCCACCTTGACTACACGCATCCTGATGCCCTGGAGTTCATCAATGCAAAGCGTTCGGAACTTCCCTGGGTGAAGCGTTGTTTGGATGTTGATGAAGACTTCCTCACTTCTGCCTCTCCTGAGCTGATTGAAGCAACCCTAGAAGGAATCAAGAAGGGTGACATTTGGCTGAACAAGATCCGCTACGACCAGCGTGGCAAGCGTATCTATGGCAATGTCTGCCTGGAAGTCTACCTCCGCAGCCGGGGCACCTGCCTGCTCCAGCACGTCAACCTGGGGGCCTGCTCCATCGGTGATCTGGTGCCTGCCTTCACCAAGGGTATGTCCCAACTGATCGAGCTTCATGGCCGTACTGGTGTTGGTGAGACTGGCGAGTATCTGGATCCTTCTGTTGACCGTCAGGTTGGCCTTGGAGTGCTTGGCCTAGCTAACTTCTTGGCTAACTACAACGTCAGCTACAAGGCATTCGGTGAGGCATTGACTGCCTTTTTGAATGGTGAACGTTTGGCCACCTCTGCTTATGCGTTGGTTGTTGAGCTTAACCAAGCCATCCAGGGCGCCGCACAAATTGCACGATTCAATCAAATGGATCGAGCGTTTTGCATCGCTCCAACTGCCTCCTGCTCCTATGCTCATACTGATGTGCGGGGTTACACCACCTGCCCCGAGATTGCCCCACCCATCAGCCGTGAAGTGGATCGGGACAGTGGCACCTTCGGAGTGCAGTCGTACCAGTATCCGCCCAATGTTGAGATTGCGTCGGAAGTTGGCTGGGAAGACTACAAGCGGGTTGCTGACGGCATCGTTAGTCTATTCAAACGAACAGGCCTGTTCCATGGGTACAGCTTCAACAGCTGGTCTGATGTTGTCACCTACGACCTTGAGTTCCTGAAAGAGTGGATGGCTTCATCCCAGACATCTCTCTACTATTCTCTTCAGGTAATGCCTGACACCCAGTCCAAGGATGATGCCCTTGCTGCACTGGATGAGAATTACCGCGACCTGTTCCAATTCGACGAACCTCTTGATGAAGAAGAGGTAGCCGTCTGTTCACTTGATGGTAACTGTACTTCCTGCGCAGAATGACTAAATTCGACAGCCCCTATGACCAAGTAATCGCTCGCAAGCGTAAGTGGACCCCGGTGGCTGTCCAGGCCGGTAAGCTGGTTGAGGGCTCTGAGGATTCGATCCGACGGGCCCTTGGCCTCCGGCACCTGGAGCTGCCTGTCCGTGAGTTTCTACAGCAAGCCCTGGACCGTCCACTCGCTAATACCCCAGGCCTGCGTGAGGCTCTCATGAGCAACCAGCTGGATGAAGAGCGCCACGACCAAGCACTTAACTTTGTTGTGGATGCTCATGGTGTTGATGCCAAGCATGAAAGCGAGGCTAAACACATTCTCAAAGCCTGGTTGGATGCCCCTGAGCATCCCATACTCAAGGCCGCAATTCTTGAACGGAGTGTCTTCTTTGTCATCCTCCCATTCTTCCGCTTCAACGGCGACATCGGCATCCGAACCACAGCTGCCGACATCAGCCGCGACGAGCAAACCCACGTTGCAGTCCACTCGATGGTCTGTGCCGAGCTGGGTCTCAAGTCCACACCAGCACTCTCTCGTCTTCGCAGAGCAACTGTCGCGTGGGTCATGGACGGATTAGAAGGAGGGTCTGAGAACAAGTATCTCGACAAGGACTTCTGGCTTTCTCAATCCGATTCCCTCTACGAGCGTGGCAAAGCTCCTGGTCTGAGTGACACCACTCGTGCCCGGATGCCTGCCTTCTTCGAGGCTGCAAACACCGACCTTCCACAGTATGGATGACACCCTGTCCTTGACTGAAGTCTTCTCGACTGGTCAGTATCAAACACTGGAAACGATCATTGGTGACCTTGACAAGAGGTATCCTGATGTCTGCCCAGATCATACACTACCAATGACCGAGATTGCTTTCAGGGCAGGTGCCGTCTCGGTCGTTCGTTACTTGAAATCGTTACGACCTGACAATGCTTGATTCTAGATTTTTTACCTACAACAGGTATTGGGGGTTCAATAACCCCAAATTCAACATCAAGAGTAGTGCGCCACCTAGTGTACCCAATTATGGGGCTGCGTCCTTCTCTCGTGCCTCTCCACGCTTTGGCAAGAA